TCGATGCTCGTGCTTCCGCCAAGGCCAACGGGATTCCCTGCAATGGTCACGGTTGAGTTTTGCAGGTCGCTGTTCGGGAGCGGGAAGCGCGAGGTGAGCGCAACAGGAGTTCCACTCTGTTTGATCGTTCCGTTTGGTACATTGACATCGCCACCGTGATTCAAGTCCAAAACTGGGGTTTGGTTAACTTTGTCATGGAATCGAAGAGTACCAGATACTGGTTGATACTGTGCCCATTGAGTAGTTCCGTCGTAATCAAATTGAAGTTCGTCAATTTGTCTTATTCGATTCTCGGAAAGATGGAGGTTTCCGTTGGGAATATGGACTTGGCCGCCTTCGTCGAACCGAGCGATGGTCTGACTGTTGTAATCGTCGTAGATACGAAGACTCGACCCGCTGACGTTCGGGAGGCGAATGAGGGGGGCATTTTGTCCCGCGCGGAACGACAGGTGATGTCGGAGACGAATGGCATCGTTGTTTCCATAGGAACCCTGAACGTTCAACGGCCCGTTCGGAATGTCGATGTCGCCATTATCACCTAACTTCATTAATTCTCGACTATCAGTATCGTTCCTGATAGAGAGTTTGCCACCGTTTTTATCGAAGACAATATCATCAACAGTATCGTTGTTGTCTACTAATTTAATCTGATGCCCCCAATGCCGAACAGTAATTCGGCCACTAACACTCATCCCACCATTCGGAATCTCGACGTTGCCACCCTCATGAAATCTTGCTATTGGAAAGTTATTCGTCCCGTCGTAGATGCGGAATCGTTGACCATTTGTAACTATTTCGCCATGAGCCGTCCCCCCTTCGAGTTTCAGCTGATTGACACCCAAAATGTTGTAGTTCGCCATGTCGATATGGCCAGCGGCGGCCCCGAAGTCATCAAGGGTTGGCGTCGTGCTTCCGCCAAGTCCGACGGGATTCCCTGCAACAGTCACCGTGTCGTTTTCGAGACGAGGTTGGGGTATCCAGTTGTTCGCTTGGTCATAAACAACATTACCTGCACCGTCGAGCAGGTCGCCATTCGGAACTGTAATGTTGCCAGTTCCGTCGAACGATGCATGGACCGTGCCACCGTCAAGCAGGTCGCTGACGTTCGTGAGGTCGTAGCCACCGAGGTTGAGGTCACCACTCAGCGTGTTATCCACCGAGCGGGCTTGCTCAAGTCCGACACTGTGGGGGTTCGATGTACCACCCGTATGCGAGTCTAACTCGGACTGTGTCGCGGTGTCGAAGCCGAGATGTGACTCGTCAATCGAGGCGTCAGCGACCTCGCTCGACCCGACCGCGTTCGCCTGAATGTGTCCCGAGTCGACCGCGTCAGGCGCGAGCGCGTCGCCGTCGATGTCGTCGGTCCCGAACCCGAGCTGGGTCCACGCCCCGCCGTTCGCGCCAAACACCCGGCCCGTGTCGATCTCGAAGTACACCCATCCATCGTCGTCGGTAGTTAGGTCGGCGTCGCCGGGGCGATTTGCTTCGGTATCGAACGTGAGTTGGGTGACTTGGTCGACGAGTTCGAGCGTGTTGACTCGGCTCGCGAGCTCGTCGACGTCCGTCGAGATCGCCCAGTTAAACCAGTTATCGTACTCGGCAATCGGGCGTTCCTGTCCACTGTACACCTCTGCGCCGGAGTCTGGTTCGACACCGCTGTCGCTCCAGATACGTGATTCGGTTTGCATGATTGGCTACCTCGTAAGGAATGGGGGTTGGTTACTCTTGCAGCAGCGACGCATACGTCCCGCCCGTATCGGGGTTGTCGAGACTCGCGTAGCCGCGGTCCGTTCCCTCGACGGTGGGGTCCTCGCCTTCGCTGACGTACATGAACGTCCCGAGCGCGAAGGACTCGACGTCCACGCCGCCCGCCGACAGCCCGCTCACGAAGTCCGCGAATTCGCCGGCAGTGACGTTCCGCTCATCAAGCGACGCCTCCTCGACGCCGATGTCCATGCGCGCGATGGCGTCGTCAGGTTCGCGCACCACGACGTTGCTCGGATCGTCGTCGAGCAGCATCGCAACCGCATCCTGCATCTCATCGAGCGTCGCGTCGCCGAGGAGTTCGCGCAGTGCGGTCTGGATCCGCAGGCGGTATCGCTGGTCATCCTCATCGGTCGGGCGCTCGCGGTCGAAAATCGTCGCCAGCTTGTCGAGCGAGCCGTTCGTCGACGTCTCGACGAACTTCGACGCCTCGACCTCGTCGACCGCGGCCTCGAGCTCGTCGTACTCGGCCGCGAACGCCGCCAGGTACGCACTCCAGAGATCGCCATCCGCAGGGTACGGCGTCTTCAGGAGGTTTTCGAGGCGCTCGCGGGGCGTGCTCTCCGTCTCGCTCGCCATCTTATACCTCCGTGATGTCGACCGCGTCGGTCCCGGTCATCGCGGTCGCGTCGTCACCGATCACGATGTTCGCCGTGCCTGCAGGCGGGTCGGCGGTGTCGATCTGGACGTCAGCCTCGACGACGCCTTGGATCTCCATCACGCGGCGCTTGACCTGGTCGTGGATGACGTCCTCGCCGATCTCCAGACCGGGGTAGAGGATGCCGTCGGTCGCCGTCCCGCCGATGTACCGGATGATGCCGTTCTCGATTTGCTCGCGGCCGTCGGCCGGGAACGTCGAGGAGGTCGTGACGTCGGCGTCGGCGTAAATCGTCTGCTCGGTCGCACGGTCGAACGCCTCAGTCTTCTCGGTCCCATCGTCGAGCAGGCCGACGCCCGACTCCGCGCCGAACGACTCGAGCCCGCCAGCGCGCGAGTCGACGATCGCCTGCGCGATGGTGCCGTCAGGGACCCCCGGCGCGAGCACGATGACGTTCACGCCATACCCCGTGTCCGGGTCGCGCACCTCGTCGACGCGGACGGAGCGGACGTCCTCGTCGGCGTTGAACACGTTCGACTTGATGGCCTGGATCGTCGACGAGCCACCTTCGGCGAGGCTGTTCTCGTATCGGAGCTTGAACTCGGCGTCGGTCTCGCGGTCGCGACCCTCGACGTACCCGAGCGCCTCGTCGCCCGTCGGGTTCGGGTTCGTGACGTCATCGATACCGCCGACCAGGTCATCGAAGCGCGTAATCGAGTCCGCGGTGACGTTGGTCTCTTCGCCGAGCCACTCTTCGTTCAGCTCCGACTGCCACGGCTTCAGCGCCTCGATCGAAGCAGTAACTTCGGTATCGCCTTCCGAGAGGATGACCTCCTCCGCCGTCTCGAACGGGATCTGCGGTCGCGTCTCCGTCCGACGCGTCGTCACGACCGTCTTCGCGGGGATCGTGATGTCGTCCGGCGCCGGCGACTCTCGCGAGAACACGACCTCGCCAGTCGCCGACCTGGACGGGATTCGCGTGAACCCCGCGAGCGCCAGCTGCTTGTCCAGCGCCTCGCCACTGGCGTCCTGGAAGAAGCCCGCGTAGTACACCTCCTCGAGGGCCATCCAGTGGTGGGCGAACTCCTGAGCCGCCATGTCGATGATCTGTTGCTGTGGCGACCCTTGGTTGAGTTCGATGTTCTCGCCGGCAGCATTCTTGAACGTCCGCTCGAGCCGATCGCGGAGTTCATCGACGTGCGGCCGTCGTAACGATCCGTCTGGTTGAATCCCGTACTCGCTATCGGTCATAATCAGTTAGACTGACACCTCTGTGTTGAAGTGGAGCCCCTCGCCATCGACGAGCGTCACCGTGATCGCGACGCTGACGCGCCGGTTCGCATCCGGATCCGTGATGTTGACCTCGTCGACCGTGTCGACGCGATCATCCTCCAGAAGCGCGTCTCGAATTTCTCGGTCAAGGATCGCCGGCGGAGCGCCCGTTGCCTCGAACACTCGAAGGCCGTGGTTCTCGTCGAACGGATCTTCTCCGCGAACAGTCTTGAGCGTCGTCTTTAACTCCTGCTCGACTGCCGCGGTACCATCGATCCAGACGAGGTCCCCGTTCTCGGTACGGTAGCTGCCGTCGTCCTCGAGCGCGAGTGTGCGTTTATATTTCATTCCTCTGTCACCGTCAGTAGGTCGTTGCCGCCATCGTCGACGATCGCTGCCGTCCCGCCAGACCTGGGATCGTCCGTCGAGTCGTCGACGCACATCACCGACGCGCCGTTGACCGTCAGGAGATGCTCTTGGTCCGGCGTCAGGTCGTGGGACTGCATCTCGATGCAGCCAGCCTCGGGATCGTAGTCGTGAGCGTGGCTCGGGAAGTGCATCTCCGCCGCCTGGTGTGTCGCGACATCGGCACCCTCGATCGAGAGGAGTGCGTCATCTGTCGCCTCGACTGTTCCCGGCGCCGGCTCAGTACACGACGACGGATGGCCATCGGCCTCGCACGACGAGCCGATGAGAGCAGCGTCCAGCATGGTCAGTTAATCGGCCCCTCCTTGACGTCGACCGACTGCGCGTGCCAGCTGAAGTTCCCCTCGCCGTCGGAGACGATCCCGTGGCCGCTCCCGTCGACGAGCTGGAACCCGCCCGACTCGCCGTTCAGGCGGAGCGTCGGCGCATCCTCGCCGAGGTCGACCACGAACTCGTTCGATCCGTGCTCCGGGATGTTGTCCTCGTCGAGCCAGAGCAACGGCATCAGGACGGCGTCCTCCAGCTGGAACCGGCGCTCACTCTCGACGGGCTGCTCGCCACGCTGCTGGATCTGCTTCGCGAGCGGCTCCTGTGCGTGCATCACGAGCCCCTCGTCGCCGCTCTCGACGGGCGTGATCATCCCGGCGCCGTCCCGGGCGAACGGGCTCGCGATCGGGACGTTGTCGATGAGGATGTCCGAGTCGCTCTTCAGAGAGACGACTGCCCGACGCGTCTCCTCGTCGATCTCCTCGACACGGACGAAGGTGAGGGTGTAGATCCCCCGGATCTCCGAGCGGACGGCCTGCTTGAACGTGTCAACCTTCCCCGTCATCGGACGTCCTCCGCGTCGATCCTGCAGCCGCAGTCGGGACACTCGTAGTGGGTGGTCTTGCCCCACTGGTTGCTCTTCGCGACGGCCGTCCCGTCGCAGTCAGTACATGCAATCGTCGATGGATCCCAGGCTTTCATGGTCAGTTTTCGATGGAGTAGTCCGCCTCGATCGGCGTCAGCGTCCCCCGGACGAGATGGTCGCCGGACTGCGTCGACGAGCGGAACTCGTAGTCGCTGACGCGATACGGGCCGCTGTAGTCGTCGGTGTCGACGTAGACCGCAGCGCCCTTCGAGATGCGAGGTTCGAGCATCGCTTCGAACTCCAGCTGCCCCTCGACGTCGTCGTTCGTGTCCGACTTCTCGCCGATCGACACCAGCATCCCCTCGTAGCTCAGCTGCGGCGCCTCCTGGGCCTCCTCCGACCGAGGGAGAAAGTAAATCTGCCCGCGGGTCGCGAACCACTCCCACTCGACGCCCGTTTTCTCAGCGGCGATCTGGACGAGGTCGTCCAGCCATCCGGTCACCGTCTTGTCCGGCGTGACTGACCACGAGCCCTGGATCGGCTCGCCGGCGGACTCCGTCTGCGCCGAAAGCCCGGTCTCGCTGGCGATCGCCTCGGTGATCTGGTCGGGGCGCTTATCGACCCACGTTTTCTGTGACCAGGAACTGTCGGGACTGACCTTCGTCACCGCCTCGGTCTCGTCGACGCCAGCGAGCTTGTACTCGACGTCGCTTGCCGATGGTGACCGCTTCCGCGTGTCGATCGTCCCGAGGCACACCGTCTCAACGGTTCCATCTCCCCACCCGAGTTCGATTCGGCAGAGGTCGCCGTCCGCGATGCGCCCCCACGTCTCATCGGTCAAGTTCCACGTCGTCACCTCGAACTCGAGTGGATCATCCTTCGGCTTTCGCACTCGGATGTCGAGGTCGAGCTCGTCGAGGGACACCTCGCCGGCGTCGACGCTCCGATGCTGTTGCCAGACCGTCATCGGTCAGTCCTCCTCTTGCCGCCCCGACGGCCCGGGGAGCACCCAGAACTTCATCTCGTCCCCGAGGTTCGACGGCGTGACAGCCGTCTCCTCGCCCGAGGGGTCCGCGAAGACGAACACCAAGTACGGCAGGTAGGAGTACGGCCGGTAGGGCGTCGCGATGCTCTTCGTGATGGTGAACTCGCGCCGGAGGTGCTCGATCTCGACCGTCCACGCCTCCTGGACGGCGTTCCAGTCCATCCGCAGCGCGAAGCGTTGCCCGGGGAACGACCGCGGGATGAACTCGAGGTGAATCGGGCGCTTCTCTCGGGCACGCCGCTCGGGAATCGGGATCTCCTCCATCGGTTAGAGCACCCCCGAGAGAGATTCACGAAATCCAGATAACGTATCGGCGATGCCGCCCGACTCATCCTCGACCTGCCCGCCATCGCTCTCCTCGGGCTGACTCAGCGACGACTCGGTCTCAGCTGCTTCGCTCCCCATCGCACCGGACTCGGTCTCGATCGAGATCTCCGCCGTCTCGACCTCCGCCTCCGTGATCTGCTTGATGGTGAGCGACACCTGGTAGTGGGCGTCGCGCTTGGCCTCGTTCGATGTGTCCAGCGTCTCCAGCTTGGCTCTCGAGATCGAGACCTGACCGACCGACGCCGGGAACGGCTCCCCGCTTTCCCGCAGCGACTTGAGCGAGCGGTATTTCTCGACCGGAACCCAGGCCTCCAGCGACACTTCAACCGGCTCCTGCTGGACGTAAGAACTGAACTGGAAGCCCTGCTCGGTCCGCTTCTCCGGCGCGTTCCAGCCCCCCGAGTCGTTGATACTCGTCACTCCTCGGAGAACCATATCGCCGATTGTTACTACATCAGACATTTCAGTTGTTCACCTCCCGAGCGAGCCGCTGGAAGAACACATCGAGCGCATCACCGCTGAGCGCCTCCGATGCGCCGTCGCTCGCTGCCGCGGCGACCTCGGCCTCAGTCGAGTCACCGCCGTCGACGTCGATGTCCTGATTGATCGTGATCTCGATCGGGGGCGTTCCTTTTCCTGACCCGCCGCCAGGACCACCGGAACCCTCCCCCTTCCCGGAGCCACCGAGTGCGTCAGCGGCCGCCCCGGCCGCCTGTCCCAGTGGGGTCTTCCCGAGAAGGCCGCCCGCGGCGCCGGCCGCCTGTCCCAGCGGTGTCTTCCCCAGGACGTTACTGACCGACGAAACGAGCGTCGGTGCCTCCGACTCGACGCCGCCGGCGATTGTCTGGATCAGCCCGGGACCGGTCTCACCGAGCGACTGGAGCGGCCCCTTCTCAGCTGGGGAGAACGGGAGTCGGTCGCGGATCCCCGATGCGACGTTGGTGACCGCGTCGACGGGTTTCGATGCCGCGCTCTTGATACCGTTCGCGATCATCCCCGGGATCTGCTTGCCGGCGTCGAGCCACTTACTCGGATCCGTGATCATGTCCTTCGCCAGCAGCAACGGTCCCAACACAGGGATCGCGTACTTCGCGGGACCGAGACTGGAGAGCCCCTCGAGGACTTTCGACGGAAGTCCCATCGCCGCCTCCTTGACCCTCGGTCCGACGCTGGAGATGAGGTCCGGGAGCTTCAGTACCGCGGCGAACGGCGCGATAAGGGAGAGCCCCGCGATCGTCGCGCCGATCCGTGCGAGCTCGTACAGGATGCCGATGAACTGCTCCGTGATCGCCCACGCCTGGCCGGCCTTCTCGCTGAAGAACCCGAGGATCCCCGCTGCCTTGTCGCCGGCTCCGAACAGGTCCGTTTTCATTACTGCTGCCAAACCGAGGACGGCCGCAGTGATTCCGACAGCCAGCAAGCCGATAGGGCCGAGGGCAGTCCAGAGCGTCCCGACAGCCGTCGTCGCGATTCCGACCGCCCCCGAGAAGATGCCCATCGCTCCGGCCCCCGTGAGGCTGGCAGCCGCACTCGCACCCATCGCGCTGACGGACGTCCAGAGCGCCGTCGTCTTCGCGGTCGTCGCTGCGAGGAGTTGACTCGTCGAGGTGGTCATCAACCACTGCGCTCGAGAGGCGGCACCGAGGGCCGCGCTTTTCGCCCAGAGGGCAGCCGTCCCCGCCGCCGTCTGGCTCGCGTGTGCTTTCTGAAGGATGTTCGATATCTTCAGTTGGACGATATGTGCGCCGAGAGCAGCCGTCGCGAGGCCGGTAGCAGTTGTGAGACCGACCAGCCCAGCGCCGAGCGCCCGAGCTGCCGTTTCGTTCGCGGAGAGTGGCTCGATGAGGCCACGCAAGCCAGTCACGAGAGTCGAGACGGCGGGTTTTGTCCCTTGGTATATCTCGAATCCGAGGACTTGCATCGACGAGCGGAGCTGCTCGATCTGTCCAGAGAGGGTCTGTGTCTGATCCTCGGCGAGCTCCGCGGCCGTCGTCACGCCGCCAATGCTCTGGGCGATCTCTTCGGCCGACTTGTTCGTCTCCGTGATCTCTGTCGCGAAGGACTGGGCCGCCTGCTCGGTGAGCCCCAGCCCGACCTGAAGTCGAGAGACGATCTCTTCAGTCGACTCACCCTGGTCGTCCAGAGCCTGAAGATTGGAAACGAGCTGCTGGGTATCCGTCTCCCCCGACACTTCCATCCCGAGCGCCTGGGATGTCGCCTCGAGTTCCTGCCCGTTCATCTCCGCGATATCGCCGATCGCACCCTGGACTTCTGCGCGTAGGTTTGACTGGATTTTTTCCTGCAGTTCGTCAGTCCGATTGATGAGTGGGAGCAGCGCTCGCGCGCCTCGACGGCCGGCGATCTGCTGGGCAAGACGGATCTGTTCGGCCTCGGAGACATCGTCCATCTGGGTGGACAGCGTCGTCATAATCGACGAGATGTCCTGGAGCTCGCCAGCTTCATTCGTGAAGTCGCTGGTCGAGAGACCAAGTTCCTCCAGTGCCTCCTGGGTTTCACTACTGTTCCCAGTGAGGCGGCTAAGGACAGCGTTCAGAGACGTCCCTGCCTTCCCGGCCTGAATCCCGTTATCCGCCAGCGTCCCCAGTGCGCCGACGGTCCCCGCGACAGAGAGACCGGCCGAGGCGGCTGTCGACTGGACGTTGGTCAGCGCCTGAGCGAGTCCTCTCACTCGCGTTGAGGAGTTGCTAAAGGTAGATCCCAGCGATCCGACGATCGCGTCGGCTTGCTCGGCCTCGAGGTTGAACGCGTTCATCGACTGGGCGACGACCTCGGCTGCTTCCGAGCCCCGCATGTTCGCGGCGACAGCGAGCTCACTCGTCTCTGCGAGTGCGGCGACGGATTCCGACGCCGAGAGACCGGCGTACGACAACGCTTGCATCGCCTGCGTCGACTGAGAAAGCGTAACCGGGAGCGTCGTACTGACGTCCTTCGCCGCGTCACGAATCTGCTGCATCTCCTCGGCAGTCGCTCCAGACGTCGTCTGGATGGTCTGGAACTGCTGCCCCAACTGGCTGAACCGTTGGGTGAGCAGTGCGATCGAGCCGCCGAGTGCAGCCGTCGCTGCCCCCGTTGCGGCGAACGCCTTACTCAGACCCTGGATTCGATCTTCTGCCTCGGATGCTGATTCGGCGACATCGTCGCCGGCCCGTTCAACCTGGTTGAGTTTCCCGGTCGCGTTGTCTTGGGCGGTGAGGACTGTCGCGATCGTCCGGTGGCCACCTCCTCCTAACATCGTTTTTGTCGGTGAATTTATCTGCGGTTATGGTCAACTACGAACTATGTCGCAGGATCAACGGTTCGAGTACAGAACGGTCAAGATCGTCTGGGGAGACTTCGAGGACGAAGCTGAGGACAAGTTCAACGAGATGGCTGAGGACGGATGGCAACTGATTGAAACAGCAATGTTGTCGGGAGACAGCACCTACTATATCTTCGAGCGTCCCGTCGAGTGATCACGGGTTTCTGGGGAGGTCCGACGGCGACGTCGGAACTCCCTCGATGTCGGCGAACTCCTCGATGTCGAAGTTAGACCCGCCGTCGTGATCAGGCTCGCTTTCGGCGAGGCAGATTCCGTAGAACAGCTTCTTCTCCCAGGGCCAGGCGTCGACCTCTTCGATCAGGAGGCCCCACTCTCGAGCGATTCTAACTGTGAGTCGTCCAGCTGGGCTTCGAGCCCAGCGTCTGTAAACCCCAGCAGTTTGTTCAGACCGATGACCTCAGCCACCTCGTCGGCGAGGCCGATCCGGTCTGCGGGGCGCACCTCCTGCCACCGCTCCAGCGTGATCTCGGGGGCGACCACCGCGGCGCTGACGATCTCGTAGAGATTCTCCGCGATGTCCCCGTCCTCTCCCGGTTCGACCGCGACGATGTCGAGCAGGTCGTTCGTGTCGGGGTCCTGAACGAGGAACCGCTTCGTGTTGCTGTTCAGGAATTCGTACTCGACCTCCTCGCGGGGATCGTCGTCGCTGACGTCCCAGTCCTGCTCCTCGAGCTCTTGAATATCGATGTCGTTGCTCATGTGTTACTGCGTGTCGTTCGCGATCCAGGTGTACGTCCGGTTCGGCGGGGACGTGTTGTCGTCGTCAAAGCTGTTCGCGTACGCCTTGTTCGTGAAGACCGCCCGGACGTACGTCTCGCTGTCGCGGGCGTCGGCCGACGGGAACCGCACCGTGATCGTGGTTTCGTCACCCGACTCGGTCAGACTGTTGAGCGTCGGGATCGTCCCCGATGTCGGCGAGACCTCGATCTCGCCCTCGAGTTCGGGGTTGCTGTCCGCCAGCAGGACGTCGTCGTCGTCGCCGACGGTCTGGTCGAACTCGCGTTCGTAGGACTCTTCCGGCGGATCGAAGTTCTTCATCTGTTCAACCCGCACGCCATCGACGAGGACTGTAACCTCGTCCTTATCGTACTGTGACATTTGTGTGTACCTTCTGTGTTAGTGAGGGTGACTGACTCGGAGCGAGGTTCAGACGCTGAGCGTCAGCTGGACGCTGAACGTCTGGGCGCTGCCGGTCAGCCGGTAGTCGAGTTTGATGCCGGTCCACTGTCGGTTCGCCCGGTCGTCCTCGGGGACGTCCTCAGGCGCGGGGACCGTGATATCGGCCTCGGCGAACGGGTCGTCGGGACCGCCGACATACTCGTTGAGGTTGGCGATGATGGCGTCCTCGATCATCGACTGGCCATCCTCAGTGAACGGGATCTGGTCCCGGTTCAGCTGCCGACTGATCAGTGCGTTCTGGATAACCGAGATCGCAAAGTCCTCGGTCATCTTTACGTCGAAGAACTGATACTCGCTCGAAGCGCCAGCCGTCGAGACGCTTCGCCAGAGCGTGTTCGTCCCCTCGATCGTGACGAGCACGTTGGTCGGCCCGTTGCCGTCGGCGTCGCCGCCGACGAACGTGTCGTTCACGCCGGGGTTGCCGATGAGGCTGCCCTTGATGCCGTCGATCGCGAAGGGGTAGCCCTCGCCGTCCATGTGGAAGTCGCGCCAGGGATCGTTGACGGCCATCTTCCCCAGCTGGTGAGCGCCGACGTCACCGCTGGCCTTCGCGGTGATCCCGAGGACGTGACCGCCGGGGACGTAGCCGGCGACGTCGTGGGCGACGGCCATCGCCTCTTCGTCGCTCTCGAACTGCCGCGGATCCTGGATCGCGAGCGGGACGCCGACTCGGGCAGCTGCGGCCCAGGCGACGAACTCGTCGTAGTCTCCGATGTGCTCGCGGCCGGCTCGCGTGTCGGCCAGGTGGGCGCGGTTGATGCCGTGGTACTCGAGTTCTTCGAGGCCGCTCCAGTCGACGTGGGAGTACGTCAGCGTCGCGTTGGTTCCGTCGCCGGTGGAGATCTCGCCGGTCGCGGTGTTCACCGCGACCTCGCCCTCCTCGGGCGTTGCGACCGGGTCGTCAGCCGTGTAGACGACATCCCGAGCGTCTGCGGTGACGCCGGCGTTGCCGTGAATCGGCGTGTGCTCGACGGTATTGCCATCGTCGACGGCCTCGCCGACGACTTCAGTCTGTTCGAGGACGAGGACGTACCAGAAGTCCGCGCTGTTTTCGGCGACGGCCTGGGACGCCGTGTGGACGTCGGAGCCGTCGCCGTAGTCGTTTGCTACTTCGGCTGCACTTCCGTAGCGGTTGACCTCGCCGAACGCAGCATCGGGCGGCGCGTTCGCGGCCGTCCCGATCACCGCGACATCGGTGTAGGTCTCCTGGGGAAGTGCAGCGGTCTCTGCCGAAACGTCGATTTCGACCGGTGAAACTGTCGTCATGTGTGATCGTTCGTAAGGGGTTAGTCTCGTGTCTGTTCAGCCTCGACGCCGACGGTCTCGACCGTATCGTGGACCGTCTCCTGCGTCTCCGAGTGGTGGAGTCGGATCGACCACTCGAGGCGATACGTACGCTGGACGCGGCTCGGTGTCGGGCCGTTCTGGACGTCAACACGCATCGGGCGTTCGCCGTTTGGACCCGTGGTGTTGAGGTCGATCTCGTGACGGGTGAACCGCCACAACCGGCGGGCGAGTTGCCCGCCGCGGGTCTGGGGTGGGACGCCGTTCGCGTCGTGGGTCGCTTCGACCGCGACTGTCACCGACAGCTCGTCGTAGACTTCAGCAGTCTTGGTCTCGCGGTACTCCGGAACATCGGTCGGGTTGTCGATCGACGCGACGTCGTCGACGGGCTGCCGCTCGGTTGCCGGCTCGGACTGTGTGTCCCAGTCGAACACGAGCGCCGGATGATCCGGGGCCGCAGTGGCGTCGTCACCGTTCTCGTCGCCCCCAGCCCAGAAGGTCGAGATGTCGTAGGTGTACGACTCGTCCTTGTACTCGACAGCGATTCCCTTGAGTGGGAAGGTGGCTTCGAGGCGGTCCTCTTCAGCGGTAGTCAGCATCGGCGGTCAGAGCTCCGCGTTGTCGAGCCGTAGCTCGACTTCTTCGCCCAGGATTTCGGGCGCTCTCTGTTCGGCGAATCGGGCTGCGGGAGCGAAGAGTGGTCGGCGCGGAATCCCTAGCTCGGGGGCGCCGAACTCGTGGGCAGGTCCGAACTCCTTTGTCGTCCCGATCAGGGCGACTCGCTCGTTGAGGTCGATCGCTTCCGCCGACGTCGCGACGATGTCGGCTCGGTATTCACCAGTGTCGACGAGTGCGTCACGATTCGACGTCCGGACCTCTCGTGAGGAGAACAGGGTTTCCGGCGTTACTGGGACCCACTTGTTTCCCAGCGCGTCCTTGCCGTCGGTCATATTACTCTCGACGGCTTCGAGGACCTCCGAGTGAAGCTCTGCCAGACCCTGGTCGAGTCCTTCGTCGATCGCGTCGCGAGCTTCATCGAAGTTGTTCCTGTCATCAACCATCTCGATCGACCTCCTCGAGATCGCCGTCGCCGAGAGCCTGGTCGATGCGTGTGCTCCGACGGACGGTCTTCGCCTGGCTGGGATCATCGAACCAGATACCGGCGACGTACGGCTGTTCCGTGGTTGGCCGGACTGTCACAAGCTCTCGCTCGAGTGGTTCGACAACGGTGATCCGGTTCTTGTGGCTCCGCTCGAACTGGATGAACTCCTGGAGTTGTTCGGCGCCGAAGTCGTCGACGGCCGCGATCGTCTCCTCGCGGTTGAGGTTCTCGTAGTCTTTAATCACGGCTCGACACCTCTTCTGTCCAGGATGCGATGAGCTGCTCGTCGGAGACGACCAGCGATGCGCCCGTGGCCGTGTTATGCCAACAGACGGACATTCCGACCGGGAGAACACGATCGGCCTCGATCTCCCAATCGCCGTCGTTGAACACTTCGTACCGGACCGCGTATCGGCGAGGCGCGTCGAGATCGATGCTCGCCTGGTCGGTGGTCAAGAGCCATCACCTCCAGCGGCTGCCTCCTCCTCGAGGTCTGCGGCGGTGCGTTCACCGTCGCGTTCGCACTCGAGGACCTGGAAGCCGTGCATCAGCGTCGAGTCAGCGTCGATCACGACGAAGACGTCCCCGTTCTGGACGATTCGGGACGCGCCGTCACCGCCACCGTCGTCGATCTCCTCGTCCTCGTGGGCGAGGTAGATCATGTCGGCTTCGACCTTGACGCCCCACTGGCCGTAGGAGAGCGACTTGCCTCCCGGATCGGGGATCGCCTTGATGGACTTCGGAGAGTCCTCGGTCATCAGCGTCGGTCGGCCTCGTGACGTCTTCTCCCCGCTTTCGAAGCGGTAGAGGTCGACCTCGACGCCGGCGCGGCGGAGCGCTCGGTCTGCAGCGAACGTCATGCTGTCACCGACCAGAAGTCTCCGCCGTCAGGCCCGAGCGTGTCCGAGGTGTCGTACTCGATGGCCTGCTGGCCGTGCGTCGTGGCCTTCAGGCCCTCCGCCGAGAGCGCGCCGGCGTAGTCGAAGGAGACCGGGCCGATGTCCTCGGACTCGACCTGCCGCTCCTCGTCGACGAGAAACTTGATGAAGTGACGGGTGAGCTCCCGCTCGATCTTCGCGAGACGCCGGTCCGAGAGCCCGCGCCCCTTGAGGCGGTCGGTGACTTCCATGGTCGCGTCGTCCATGTACTCCCGGATCTCGCCGTCGGAGAGGTCCGTCTGGAAGCCGCCGCCCTTCACATCGTCGAGGGAGGTCCGCGAGTCGTCGTCGGCGAGCTCGGTCATGCGTTACTCCTCGCGCTGGTCGTCGATCGCCTCGGAGACGCCCTTCCGGCCCTCGCCGTTCTCTTCGAGCGCTTCGAGCTCGTCGAGGACGTCGTCGTAGTCGCCGGTCGCCAGCGCCTCCTCGACCTCGCCGATCGTCCCGTCGAGGACCTCCGCCAACTCCTCCTCGGAGAAGGCGGCGTCCTGGGCGTCGGGGGTCTCGTCTTCGGCCGCTGGCTCTGCCTCAGCTCCGTCGTCGGTGTCGTCGACGCGTTCCCACGCGCCCGAGCGGTGGTCGAGGTACTTCTCGACCGCCTCCTCGGGGACGTCGTAGACGCCGGGTCCTCGCGCCTGGAAGTTCCGTGCGCCGTCCTGGAACGTCGAGTCGCGAGTCCATCTGAGTTCAGTCATCGGTCACCTCAGATGTCCCGGATGACGACCCACTGCTCGGGGAGCATCAGGTGGAAGCCGATGTCCTGGAAGCCCTTGAGCCAGGTGACGGCCGGGTCGTTCCCGATCCACGTCTGCGTCCCGAAGCCGCGGTTCTCGTCGATGGCGAAGCCGCCGTCGGTCGACGGGGCGTCGGGCTCGTCGAACTCGCCCATGTTCTCGCCGAACCACGGGAGGAACGCGGAGCTCGGGCCGGGCCGCCCGATGACGATGTTCCGGCGCTGCTCGCCAGCGGCCGGGTCGTACGGCTCGAGGACGTTGTCCATCGCGGCATCGTCGACGTCGGCGACGACGTTGCCGTCTTCGTTGAGGAAGTTCCCGTCGCCGTCGGTGCGCGGGAGCTTGACCTTGACCATCCGGATCTCGGGGATCTCCTCGTCGACGAGGCGGCGGACCTGGCTGCCGGTGAGCCCCCGGACTTCGACGCCCGAGAACCGGTCCTTCATGTCCTCGTTGTTCTTGATGTCGTGCCAGCTGCTCGGGGTGACGTAGGCCACCGGGTCGGCGGTGACCTGCGCGTTCATGAAGGTCTGGTCGGCCTCGTTCAGCAGGTACGAGGCGTACGAGAAGTCCTGGTACGGCGTCGAGTTCGCCCGATCGTCGTAGGCGTTGGTCGGGTCGATGACGTTGTCCGTCGGGATGTCCGAGTGGGGCGTCTGCCCGTCCTGCCCGACGAACCCTTCGACGCTCGCGGTGCCACGCCAGGTGACCTGCTCGCGGGTGAGGAACAGCGCTGCCCGGAGCTGGTTCGCGCCCCAGCGGTAGAGCGACATGATCTCGCGCTCGCTGTTGAGCTTCGCGTCGGTCTCCTTCTCGGGGGCGATCTTCTCCTTGAACGAGTAGGTCGTGATGTCCTTCTCGCTGATGTCGCCGAGCGTGCCGATCGGGGATTCGGCCGCCCGGTCGACTTCGCTCATCGGGGCGACGGCGCCGCCGATCTGGAAGTAGTTCTCTTCCGGGGCGTCGAGGTCGACAGCGGCGAACTCGCTGTTCGCGCTGGCGACGTTCTCGCCCTGGATCTCATCCATCTGGTCGATGTCCTTGACGATCTCCTCGCGCAGCGTCTTCGGCGAGAGCAGATCGGCCTTCTTGAAGCTAAGTCGTGCCATGTGTTGTCAGTAGGGTTACTTGTGCCGCAGAACGGCCACCTTGTTCGCGGTCTCAGCGCTGGCTCGAGTTCCGGTCGCGAAGACGCGCCCGAGGATCATCTCCGGCGTGTCACCACCGGCGGAATCGTAGGCGCGGACGCCCGTCGCCGTCAGAACGACCAGGTCGCCCGGTGCGACGGCGCCACCCGAGGCGTCCTCGTACCAGTCGACCGGGCCCTGCGCGAGCGCGCTTCCGGTCCCGGCGACCTCGCCGGCCGCGTAGTCCGCGTCGTCGACGTCGGGCGCCCGCTTGAGCGTCCCGATGCCGTCGCCGGCGTTCTGGACGAGCTGGACCTGCGTCCGCCCGTTCGCCTCGCCGGCGATCTCGACGGGGTCACCGCGGTCGGCGACCGTGCCGCCGGGGTCCGCGATGACGTCGACGTCGAGGCTCTGCCCGGGGTCGAAGAGTCGGAGGTCACCCTGAACCATGTTCAGTCACCCCCGTTGCCGCGGACGGCCGCGCGGAGCTGTTCGACGTTGTCGTACTCGGCGGCGTCGACGTCGTACTCCTGCTTGAGGTACTCGTAGTTCGAGCCCTCGGCGGCGAGTGTGTCCGACGCCGTCATCACTTCGCTGGCCATCTGCTCGCCGTACTGTCTCTCTTCCTCGCTGCGCTCGCCGCCGGGCGTGCCGTCGGCCTCGCTCTCGCCGCGAGGGGTCGGGGAGCCCGCGAGCTGCTCGCGGACGATCTCGACCGGGTCCTCGTCGTCGTCCTCGGTCCAGCCGGCGTCGAGCGCGAGCGTCTCGACGAGTTCGCTCGGCTCGAACCGTTCGGCCAGCTGCTCGGCCTGGAGCGGCGAGTCCTCGGCCGCCAGTTCGGCGAGCATCTCGACGAGGGGGTCGATCTCCTCTTCGAGCTGCTCGATCCGCTCGTCCTTGTTCTCGATCGTTTCCTCTTTCTCGGAGAGCTGCTCTTCGAGGTCGTCCTTCTCGTCGGCGAGACTGTCTCGCTCGGTCCGGACCTCTGCGAGCTGCTCCTGTAGGTCTTCGGGGTCTTCCATGGTCTGTGAAGTACCGTCACCGCTGGTACCGCCGTCGCCGGTACCAGTTCCCGCACGGGATTCCGCCCGCTCGTCAGATGCCTGTTCGTCGGGACCGGAACCAGAACTCCCGGCGAGCCCTTCCCACGCGACGTCCTCGATCCAGTCGTAGCCGTCGTGGACCTCGAAGGGAGTGTCCTGGAGCGCGTCGACGATCTGGTCGTTCAGGTCGTCCAGCGAGGCGACGGCCTCGCGGTCGACAATCGCGACCAGTTCGGGGTCGTCGTTGTCCTCGCTGCGGGTCGCCGAGATCCCCTCGATCGCTTCGAGGTTCGCGACCGCCTCGTCGAGAAACTCGTCCCCGAACATCTCGCCGAACGCACGGAACCGGAGGGTGAACAGCCGCGACAGCTGTTCGAGCGTCACGTCGACATCGCGGTCGGCGGCGTCGATCTCGTCCTCCAGCTCCTCCGGCGGGACGCCGAGCGTCTCCGCGAGCTCGCCGACGCGACCGCGCCAGCGCCCGACATCCGCGCCGAGCGCTTCGACGCTATCGTCGACCGGCTCGATCGACGCGCCCGCCGACGCGCCACGGTCGAGGATGGTGATGTAGGGGACGTCGAGAATCTCCTCGACGCGGTGAGCGCCGAGGTCCTCGTCGTAGTCCCCGAGGACGCGCCACATGTCGGGCGACACTTCGACGAGCCCGGCGTCGACGAGGTCCGCAAGGTGGTCGTCGAGGACTTCGGCGTTCTCGGAGACGGGCCCGACGCCGTCCTCGTACTCGAACTCGCCAGCGGAGCCGACGATCTCGTCGGGGTCCGCCTGTTCGAGCATGTCCTTGTGGCCCTCGCCGGGGCGGCCCTTGAGGAGCTTCGCGCCGTCGAACGCGCCGTCGTCGACGGCCTCCTTCAGGACCTCCCGGTCCCAGTACGTCTCTTTACCTGAGCCGCCGCGGGTAGTGTCGCCCTCGCCGAGCGGGACGATCCGGACCTGCCGGTCCTCGTCGTCCTCGTCGATGGAGGCAACGCCGCCCGCGAGCGTCTCAGCGTGCGTTTCGTCGTGGGGGTCGGTCATATCAGATCATGCCTTCAGGCCATCTCCGGGAGTCGAACCCGGCTCTCCTCGGACTGTGTCGTGAGAAGAGGTCCGACAGACGGTGGCCGCAGATCCAGCCAGCCGGTCAGGACGCCGCCGGTGTCGACGCCTGCGCCGTGCTGGACGACGAGGACGACGTCGACGGCCGGACCACGCACCGACAGCGCGGATGGAACGGTGGCCCGTCGCGACGCGCCTCCGCGAGCGGGAGCGTCTTCCCGTCCCAAGGCCCGCAGATGTCGCAGACGTGCTGGTCACCGGCGGTCGAGACCTCTGCCTGGATCTCGACCTCGACGTCCGAGCCGAGTACGCGCTCGTACTGCGAGATGGTACCCTCGTTGTGGGCGTACATCACCTCGGTCCGAGCGAGCGTGGTCGCGCGCGTCCGCCCGATCGTGTCGACGCGGTCGGTCAGCCGCCGCGCCATCTCGTCCGGGCTGACGCCCTCGGTCAGGCCCTCGGCGAGCTCGCGGGAGATCTCCCGGGAGACATCCTCGGTGATGCCTTGGAGCGCCTCGAAGTTCCGCTCGTAGAGGAGCGAGAGCTTCTCCTGGTGGATGGGCCGCTGGAGCGCCGACAGCGCGTCGGCGTCGACCGGCGCCTCGTCCATCCAGTTGTTCGCGTTCCGGACGCCCCGCTCGTACGCCGACCGGACGTACGTGTTGCCGTCGCGGGAGATGACCTCGAGGGCGCCCGCCTCCTGCTGGGCCCGGAGCCAGGCGATGAACTCCTCGTGCTTCCGGGCGAGCCGGTCGAACTCGAAGTCTCGAGTGACGAGGTCCTCCGGGTCGAAGTCCGACGCCAGCTGCTCAACGAGGTCCCGCGCGGCGCCGTACTCCTGGTCGGCGAGCAGCTCGACGAACCGCTCGCGAACGTCGGCCGGGGCGTCGTCGCCGGCGAGGATGTCCGACAGCGAGAGGCCCTCGCCGTCGTCGTCCTCCTGGAGGCCGAGGACATCGCGGTCAGCAACACCTCGCCGGATCTCCGCCCGGATGTTCGCGAAGCGCCCGCGGAGCTTCTGGGCGTACTTCCGCTGGATCGTCGTCGTCTTCGACGGGTCGTTGGCGTGCGCGTCCCGACTCCCGGCCTTCGTCGGGTGCGCGTGCTCGTCGGCCAGCTGCTCGGCGCCGGCCGCCAGCTGTTCCCCG